TACATGCGTGTCAATAGCATGTATGTACAGTGGTCTAACCGCTACAGTTCGAGTGTAACAGGTGCGGACACCGGACTGTAGTACCAGCCACAGGCTGGTTCTCTGTCCGTATCGGCGTCACCATCAAAGTCTACTTTGTTGGTGCGACGATAGTCCGTATCTGGCACGACTTGAAGACCAGGTTTCTGGTCTACAAGCGAACTGATTTGCTTGGCGGTGAGGACTGCAGGTAAGACGGCAGTTGTATCGGTTACGATACGAATGTTGTTGGATGGAATCCAACGACCATTCCTGTCTTCTTCCCTAATGAACTCACCGGAGCGGTCTGTAGAGCCACGGAAAGTATTGCTTACTTGTAAGCTTACTTTCTTCTTAGCCATAAAGACTCCGGATTTAGGGATTAAGAATGGATATTCAGACCGAATGCACCATGCATACGGTTAGTCCATACTTGTCAGAGACAAGCAGGGGAGTATGCACCTAGTACCCGAAGTGTTCACGCTCGGCGGGGGCGACGGATGATTAAACACAGCGTGTTTAACTCAACCGTTGCGGACCCCCCGGGCCGTGAAAAACGCACGGGTACGGTGCGATGTATACCACGTACCCTCATTCTGCAGTAATTTTTGAAACTTTTTTTACCGTGAATCCTTGGATTACCCCCTTAATATTAATTATGAACTACAGCCGTAAGGCTCTAGTTTTCGTAACGCACTGATGTGGCGTCACTTAGAGCATCTATCTTAAAGTAATTAATAGGTATTGTATTTAATAACAAAAGGGTTTTACATTTTTTGTAATATTTTTTTCTTATTTGCACTTAGGTGTTCAAGATAAAATATAATAAGGGGAGGCTTCGCCGTGTACAACAACGACAGCTTGGATTACAGAACAGTGCAGGGCTATCTCAGGGACAATGGTGAGCTGAATTACCAGGTGCTTTGGGATGACTTGGCTGGAGTCTGTGGTTTAAACGCCCAAAAGAGGCGTGAAAAGAGATATAAGGAGGTAGTAGATGCATATGAGAGATGGATTAGAGAGGATGGGGAGAATCTTCTTAAGTTTACTAAAGATAGCTTTGATGTGGTTGGAACTGTTGATAATACGGGGTTTAGGGGAGATTTCCCTGCTATACAACCGAAAAGCCCCGTTGATTGGATTACCTACGTCAAGGGACATAAGGGGGATGATGATTGGGTTATTAAGGCGTGGGGAAGACGCATTACATTCGAGGAGGTAGCCCAGCTTGTTATTGAGTTATATAAGAATGAGGACCGTATATACCCCCCTAGGAGATTAGGGGGCAAGTATGATGGTGGTGATAAGCTGGTGAAGTTTTTGCTTGAATGCATTATAAATGGGGCGGTAACTTGGAAGATACTAAGGAAACACAAGCTTGTCCCAGATTTTTAAACAAGGAGTAAAAAATGTTTAAACATTATTGGGAATCAATGTTAGAGAACACAGCACCATTTATGCTTGCATGGGAAGCATATGTATTTTTTATGTTGTGTTTTTTTATAAGTATTGCCTATAGGCTTAATAGAGTTGAAAATAAAATAGATAAAATGATTGAGGAATATTCAGATTTATTAGAGTATATATATGAAGAAGAAGAAAAAAAATGATTTATGAGACTAACACCTAGAAAAATAAAAAATCTTACTATAAAAGCCTTAAAAAACAAGCCAGAATGGAAACCACCGCCAGGGTATAAATATTTAAAAGACTTAGAACCTGGATCGCTATTTCAGGTAGGGACTACAAGGGGAATATTAATTGAATGCGATATAAATGCCAGAGTTATAATAACAGAAACAGTAGAAGATGATAAAACATTACTTGGTAAAAAACTCATCTCTGCACAGACCGAAGTAAAGGAGTTATAGATGCCTTCACCTTTTATGTGTCACGAATGTGATAAACCTACAATGAATAAAGATGGATTATGTGATGATTGTAAAAATCCAACAATGAAAGTTAAATGGGTTTCTCCACATGATCCAGGTGATGAAAATGATAATATAAAACAAGTTAACAAAAAAAATATTAATCCATTATTTATGTGGTTAAAAAAGAATGGGTAAATCAGCAGTAGCTCAAGATAAAAGACCAGCTATGGCATTTGATAAAAGAAAAGAAGTAAGGATTATAATTAATGCTCTTGAAACCTATAGAAATGAATATGCTGTCGAAAGCATAGATTATACAGTTGATATTGAAGAACTTGTAAAGGAATTTGAAAAAGTATATAAGTTGTTTGATAAAGACTGAAAATAAAATGGAAGCAGTTGCTTCTAAAGGAGTAACAAATGCCAATAACAAAAAAACAGTGGTTAGATCAAACTATAATGTTTGATGAATGGGGAAGACCACCCTCACTAGCAGATGTTCCATTAACATATGGTCCTCGTAAAAAGGCTTTTAAGTTAAAAGGATATTCTACAAAGGAAATTAATACAATTTGGGAGGAAACCAAAAATGGGGAAAATGAAAATAATATCTAAATTATGTGAAGAGGAAGATAGAAATGGCTTAATTCAATTATTAAATAAAACAGATTTAAAAAACAAAGTTTGGGGATTGACTAATAAAACAATAGAAGAAGTTGCTGATGGCTTTATTGATGCTCACAACAAAATGAGAGATAAAAGAAATGATCCAGCTTATAGAAAGCTAAATGAAATACATGACAAGTACAAAAAATGACAAGTTATACTGAAACAATATTAGAACTCGAATCATTTTTAGATAGATACCAAAAAGCACTTAAAGAGATAGCATCATCAAGTAATCAAGCAAATCCTATTAAACTAAAAGAGATAGCTAGGGTAGCCCTTGACGGAGAACCCACTACTGCTGATAAATTTAATGAAATACAAGATTATGGACCTCCTTATTCAATGGCTAATCCATCTGGTGAACCTATTAAAGATAGTCCTTTAGGGGCTGGTTTTGCTCATAAAGATATAAAGAATAAAAAATGATATGTCCTTGCTGTGGATACACATCTGATACAAAATATAATCCAAGCAAGAAAATAAGAGAATTAAGGGGAAGGAGATCAAAGCATACTAAAGGATTAATAAGAAGAGTAGTTAACCTCATACAGACTAACATACTAAGTGATAATGAATTAATAAGAGAATACTATTTTTGGCAGTCAATATCAAAAGTGCCAGATGATGTAGTGAATTGGTCTATAGAAAGATATTTAGAAAGCAAAAAACCATTATTTGATGGTAAAGGTTTTAAATATTTGACTAAGATAATATTGAATCATCAAAAAGATAGAGGCACTATAAGTAAAAATGAACGTCTACGGCATGGTAAACCACCAGCTGTAGTAAAAACAAAGGAGTATTGATGTTAGAATCAACGCTGTTTCCAATAAAAGAAGTGCCTGTTATGTATGATGTAGTAAGAACATCTACTGGTAAGATACATGATGTTAAAACAGGTTATAAACTAATAGTAAGAGAAGATAATGATAAAGTGCTTAGCTGTATGACAGATGAATATCAAGTAGTGACAAATAAGGAATTAGTAGATACAGCAGTGCCAATTTTAGAAAAACATAAAGCAGAACTAAAAGAAGCCGTGTCATTAGCCGATGGTCAGAAGACAATATATAAATGGATAATACCAGGTATTAAAATAAAAGTAGCTGAAGGAGATGAATTAAATCCTGAGATTATAATGAAAAATAGTTATGATGGAACTTTACAAGTACACATATTGGCAGGTGCTTTTAGAATAGTATGTAGTAATGGATTAATAATAGGTGTCAAATTTGGACAGAACAATTTCAAACATAGCGTTAACAATGTAAATCTTAAAAATCTTAATGAACAAATTGAAAAAACAATAGATCATACAAGTAATATGGCAGAAGGCTTTGAGATACTTTCTGATACAAAAATGAATGAAAGAGATATTTTCAAACTAGTTAAACTCTTCCCAAGTCAGATGTCTGAATTTCTTGTGCAATATTTAATTGCCCATAAACCAAAGACATATTGGGATTTGCTCAATTGCGGAACATATTTAGCTTCTCATAGAATGAAGAGACATTATCAGTCTACTCATAAATTAGAATCTGAACTATTTAGTAGTGTTTCCAAATGGGCAGAAAATGCAGCCAGAGCCTAAATTAAGCCTCGGGGGGCAGCTAAGTATTCTATACGCTCTTTTGAATACTCACAACTACACACAGCTGCCCTCCTTTTATAAGGGGGAAAAATGAACATTGATTGCCCAACTATTATACCTTATATGGGAGGAAAATTTGAATTAAGTAAAAAACTAATACCTATGATACCAAGACATACAAGATATATAGAAATGTTTTTTGGCGGAGGAAGTATGTTTTTTAGAAAAGCTAAAGCAGATTTTAATATATTAAATGATAAACATAATGATCTAATAAATCTCTATTTAACAGTCATGAACCAATATGAACAGTTTCAAGAAGAATGTAATTCACTATTAAAATCCAGATACTTTTACACAGAGTTCAAGCAATACTTGAAGTCAGAAATAGAATATGAAAATATGCCAAATGCCTACAGAGCAAGTAGATATTACTATGTTATAATGAATGCCTTTAATCACACATTTTATAATCCTATAGCAAAAGAAAAAAATAGTTGGAATGATGATAAGTGGAAAAATTTGATAGAAAGTAAAAAGAAACTTGAAGATACTATGATAGAAAACTTAGATTTCAGAGAGTTATTTAATAGGTATCCTACGAAAAAAGATGATTTTTGGTACTTTGACCCACCATATGTTGTAGCTGGAGAAAGGGGAGATTATTACTTTCATGCATTAGACAATAAAGACCATGAAGATATGGCAAATATCGCACAGAAAATAGATGATGATGGAGGAAAATTTATGATTTCATATGATGACCATACATTAATACATAAACTATATAACAATTATAAAATAAAGAAAATACCTATAAGATACAGCGGTCAATTAGTTGGAGATGACTATAAAAATGAATTGGTCATAACAAATTATGAACCAACAAATCAACAACTCACTCTTATATAAGGAGAGCAAATGAATGATAGAATAATGCCTCATTCAGAAGAAGCTGAAGAAGCAGTTCTTGGAGCCATTCTTGTAGATGGTTCAAAGGCTTTTGAAAGGGCTAATGCGTGGATAAGAGATGATGATGCGTTTTACTACAGTAAAAATAAAATACTCTATTCAATTATATCTGATATGCATAGAGAAGGAAAAGATATTGATATGGTAACCGTTGCTGATAGAGTAAGGGATTTAAAGAAAGAAAATTCACGATCTGGTCTTGATATCTATTATATAACTGGACTGCCAGAAAAAATACCAACTACTTCAAATATAGAAAGCTATGCAAAAATTGTATGGGAAAAGTTTATAAAAAGACAAACAATAAAATCAGCTCATAATTTATATAATACAGGTTTTGACAGCAAAGATAAAGCAGTAGAAGACTTATTACATAGCCATCAGAAATTATTAACTGAATTACTAGAAATAGCACCAAGTAGAAAAAGAGAAATTAATTCTGTAATTAATGAAACTATAGATACTTTAAAGACTGGTAAGAATATTATAAAATTTGGATACCCAGCATTAGATAATATAGCAGGAGGGATGACAAGAAAGGAAATAACAGTAATAGGCGGCAGACCTGGACATGGTAAGACGACACTAACTATCAATATTATCTACAGCTTATTGAAGCAAGGATACAGAGTAATGATGTTTAACAGAGAAATGAGCAATATAGAGGTTATTAAGAAATTTATGATTATGGAAAGCAAAGATTTGTTATATGAACATCTAAGAACTGGAGATATTGAAGAAGGAAGAATACAAGCAATAGAAATGATGGCTGATAGTTTAAAAAATACTTTAAGCAATTTAATTATGTATGATGATATTAAGAATCTTAATGATGCCATGAGGGAAATACAAAGAGAGAAACCAGATATTGTAGTTGATGATTATATACAGTTAATTAAAACAGAAGGCAGAAACAATAAAGATAGAAGATTCGAAATTGAAGATATATTACTTGAATATAAATGGGTATGCAAAAAAGAAGATTGTGCTGCTATATTAGTATCCCAGTTAAATAGAGAAATAGAAAAGAGAATAGAACCAAGACCAAGATTAGCAGACTTCGCAGAAAGTGGAACGATAGAACAAACAGCAGAAACCGCTTTACTTGTATTCTATGGACATAATTTTAATGATGAACAATTTGATAAACATGAAATAGAAGTCATATGTGATAAAGCTAGATATGGCAAGGTAGGAACTTATGTAATGGGTTTTAATGGCAATAAATGTAAATTCTATTCAAATGCTGATGATGCCAGGAATGAACTAATTGATTTCAATAAAAATAAAACCAAGATTAGTCCAGATAGAGCAATGCCAAATGTGCGGGCGGACTTTTAGTAATAATACAAATTATGAATTAATATCAAAATACAGTAACACCACATTATATATATGCAAAAAATGTGCTATAAGGGAATATTATGGAACTAAAGCAAAGACTGGTAAAAGGTGGAAATCTGATCAAGAAAAAAACAGATTATTCGGAGAACCAATTAATAATAGGGATTGACCCAGGTAAATCTGGAGGAATAGCTTGGATAGTAAAAGATGACTTAGGTAATGCAGCAGAAATATTAGCAGAAAATTGTCCAGCTGAAATAGATGATATGTCATGTCTAATAAAAAATATAACTAAAGATATAAAAAGTATTTGCTATTTAGAATCAGTCCATGCGTTCCCAACAGACGCAAGAAGTTCGGCTTTCAAATTTGGAATGAATTTTGGGATATGGCAAGGTATACTAAGTTCATTCAATGTTGAAGTCGTTTTAGTTACACCAAGAAAATGGCAACGTCATTTTGGTGAGTTGCCTAAAATTAAGAAAGAGAGAAAGAATAAGATGAAACAGATCGCAACTGAACTAAGTGGATTAAAAGCCACGCTAAAAACAGCTGATGCAATATTACTAACAATATATGGATATTCAAGTGAATGAAGATATTAAAGTAAAATCTTTAATTAATAAAGGTGATAAATATTACGGTATAAATATAATAAAGGTTACTACAGATAGAACATCTCAAAAGGAAATTAGAATTAATTTATTTCCAATATGTTTTGAAATATCATACTTAAATAGGAGATACATAAAAATAGGAATTAGAATATATAAATTCTTAGTTGGACTAGAATTTGATTATGCCTCAGTTTAAATATTTTAAATATAATACTGAATTTCTTGATAATTTATTGAAATCTATTAAAGAAGTAAAAGCAATTATAGATTCGTTAGCAGTTAGTTTAGAGAATTTAAAGAAAACCTTATCTTAATCCTCTAAATATTCATAACTGCTCATAACTCCACGAATCATCATGCCGAGAAGGACGGGAGTGAAGAAGTATCCGAAAGAATTAGTAAGATCATTCCTCTCGTCTTCCTCGTCTGCTCCCATAAGGAACAGCGAACCCCATAAAAGACTTCTTGTTATCAAGCCAAGTGCTGGGTTTTCAGCACCTCTAAACAAAGAATAAATTGGAAGATTAGGAGCTATTGCTCTTATACCCGTACCTAAAAATGGAATAATTCCTATTGTAGAAGCTAACACAGATGCTATCCCTCTTGTTGAAATCCATCTTGCCATCATAATTGCTTCATGGTCTATGTTTCTATCTGAAGGATCATAACTCCTGCCTTT